TTGCCGTATTCCTATTTGTATGGTTCCTGATGTGGTCGCTGCTGTTTCGGTGATCACGAATCTCTGCCATTTTGTGGTCAGATTACACAAAGTGTAAGTGGTATTTGCCATACCGCGCACCACGATCTTTTCACCACCAACGGAACCCTTCATCCAAACAGAGAATGTATATGGTGTTCCCGATGCAATATCAGAAATGAACCTTGACTTGAAAGCCCAATCTGGGGTTGCCGTTCCTGCACCTGCGTTAAATGTGACAGATGACGCAGTGGTGTTTCCGTTTGGATCGGTGACATTTGCATTTTCTGTGACTGCAATTCCTGTTCCACTCAAGGAATCAGTCCACAGTGTAACTCCCGGCTCCGTGACCAAATTTCCATCAGTCGTGCCAAACAACGGGTAGTACATGGTTGCAGGTGCAAACTGATGGAACGGCTTGTCTGATGACACGAATCCCAAGCCGTGATTGGATCCGGTGTATCCAGTTGCCGTAGCACCATTAGCCGTGACTCCTGCCCTGAACACAATGAAAGCCGTCATGTCCTTGGTCAATGTCAATCCGCGAGTAAGCGTGAAAAACTGACCTGATAGGATTCGTTCTCCCGTCTTTCCCGGTTCAAAAGGAATGTCTGAAGCCAATGCACCCAGAGTGGTTCCTGCGGTGTGTCCTCCGCAAACCCCCGCTTGCAACCATATAGTATTTGGGCCATAAACCACACCACCATTAAACTGTATTCCTGTTCGTCCAGCGATTCCGCGATCAGCAACGACCAGTGTCGGTCGAAGTTTGTCAACAGTAACTCCCGTGAACGAAGGATTGGTTGTCCACATGCTCCACTTTGGAGGTAGAGCGTGATTTTGCGAAGGGGAAGCATCCCGCCAGATGTCCATGCACCGACCAGTGATCATTGATCCGCCGCACACACCAATGTTTTCTGGCTTCAGCCACAGGGTCAGACCCACCACTGCTTTTGGAGAAGTTCCAACGACATCCGGCGTAAGTTTGGATTCGGCAAACCGCAGCCATGCGGTTATTCCACCAAGTGGCGCACCCAACGGATTATGTGCGGTTCTGCCACCCTCGGGAACAAAGCAATATGTGTACCCAAGCCCTGTAAATCCGCCGCTTCCACCCATGCGGAAAAGAGTTCCGGTGGGTGAAGAAATGCCGCTAGGCCCAATTTCGGCGGAAGACCCGATGTACGGATTGTAACCAACAGGATACAAGTCACCTGTTGCCCCTCGCGTAATGCCACCACTGCCTCCCGGGCCATCGTTGAAGAACCAACGACCAGTAGCAGTTACACCGTTGTTCCGCAAGTCAAATGTGGTTCCAAGCGTATACGGTGTGTAATTTCCAAGAACGGGAACACCAACACGGGTGACTTGGCTTGATCCACCCGAAGGAGAATCAACCACGGACTCCAGAAGTATGGAGCCAAACATTTTCATTCCTGCTGGATGAATAAGTTTACGAAGAATGGAATAGTATTTGTCTATGCTGACAGCGGACTTCAGAATGTAGGAATACTCTTGATAGAAATCGCCGTCATACAGTTTTTGCGTGGAAGAAATCTTGCCACGGTTACCCTTGTAGTATCCGGGGTAATTGGTGATTGCGGTCGGTGACAGCAGAACACGAGCAGTGTTGTTTGTTCCGTTTGCGCTCACGACAAGTGCGGTAACCGAGTCAAAATAATTCACGCCGGAGTTTTCGATTCTGATCCGCTTCACTGCTCCTGCAAGACCCGTCTGCTCTACTTTGGCAGAGAACCCAACGCCAGCAGCAGAAATGTAAACAGTGTCTCCAACGCTGTAGTTGGCTCCCGGTGTTTGCACGAAAAACTCACCAAGAACGCTGAAAGTTGTTTCCGTGAACGGTGAAACTCCGCTGTCTGATGCTGAAGACAATACAACCGATTGATTTGGCAATATGGTTCCAACAATACTCGTCAAAAACAATTCTGTTACAGGAACACCGTCTTGATAATACTTGAACACACGATCTATGTTTGCAGAGCCAGTCAGCACGGTTCCGTTGTACTGCTCTATGCGTCCTCCAACCAAATCATCGTGATACTGCTCGTTTTGACGAGTCACTTTCACGGATTTCTCTTCGATCCACTCTCCGTCAGATGTTCGAAGTATGAAGTTCTTGGGATACAAAAACTGAACATTGCTGTCATACAGTATCCTGAACAGGAAACGATACGCGCTTTCCGTTCCCTTTTCCCCGTAGAACTCCTTGATCTTTTTTACGAGTGTTCTGCGGTTTGGTGATGATCCCTCAACGCTGACAGCAAGTTGTTCGGGAAAGGAGTCCAAATATTGAGACTTGAAATGGGAATAAAACTGCTCAAGGCTATTGTCTACATCCATGACTTCGCCCAATTTGCTGTTGACGAAAGACGGATTTCCTTGTTTTTCAGACCACTCGTAATATGCCTTAATGAACAGAATGAGTTTTCTGTAATCGCTTCTCGCAAAAGAAGGAAACTGATCCTCTATGAATGGAGACAGAATGCCCTCAAGTGCTTCGGCGGGAGTGCTTAGAACTATGTTCTTTATGTCTGGCATTTTATCTCAATGAATTTAGTGCGGCTTCTGCTGTTTCGGTTGTGGTTCTAACCACCACAGAGTCCGTATACGATGTGTTCACGCGAAGAATCTGATTTTCGTTTGCGTATATGTTCGTGATTTCAGGCTCCACTGATACGATTATCGGAAAAGCAGATGATCCACTTGTGCTTGTGTCTGGAACGAATTTGGAATTCAACCTAACTATTCCCGCAGCATAGTCCACGGTTCCAACCGAAGGATATACCACGATGTGATTGTCCGGGTTGTTTGGATCAACTCGCACCACATTCACAACACCCGAACCGTTGTCTTCCAACATGCAGTCTTCTTGCAGTGTTTCGGTCAAATCACGGTGACCGAACCTGTTGGAAAAAACAGTGGCATAATTGTTTTCGTGGGGGTGGAAAATGGGATTGCCGAAGTTGAACTCATGGGACTTGTTTTTTATGACCACCGAAGCGTCAACGGTCTTCCTTAGTTTTATTTTGGAGTACACACCCAAAACCGATGGGTGAAGGTTGTTAAGCCCCTCTTGCATCTTGGACAAATAGAAGTCTTTTCCGAATTGCTCCAATTTTGCACCGGAATAACCGAAAATGTAGGACACCGCAAGGGTTTTCAAGACACTTGAGGAAACCGGAAGGTTGTCCGCATCATAGGTCACCACGGTTTCAAAAACCAAATCGGTGTACTCGGGATCGACCACTTTCGGGACTATGGTAACAATAGAATTGCTTCTGCGTATGTCTTGCTCAATGCTGACCTTTTCTCCGGTTGTAAGCACTCCACCCGATTTTGGTTTTACGGCAATGAAAACCTTGCCGTACTGAGGAGGGGTCACGGTTTCCCCGCCGTACACATTCACAGAGGAAATGTTTGGATATTTCTTGAACACCAGAGCAGCATAATCGTTTTCGGTTACTGCACGATTTCCGGTCTGATAGAATTTGGGAGCGTTGTACTTTATGCTGGTAACACTCTCCGCATCCGAGCCACCAAACGAAGCAGAAGCCGTGCTTCCGGTTTCAGGATCGGGATGAAACTCTATTTTGCTTATTGCTGCATCGCTTTTGGTGAACGAATCAACCCCGTTTGCGGATTGACCGTTTGTTTCCACATATTCAATCATAACCACATTCCCGGTTTCGGGTTGCTGACCCAACACACCATCTCCAAAGTAAACCTCGTATATTCCAGCGTCCTTCTCTTGGATGAAATACACCTTGCTCGTAGAGTCAAGTGTAAGGTACTGCGATCCATCTGTCCACACATCCGCTATTCCGGTGGTGTCGGTAACGGACTTGTACACCCTAACACGAAGAGTACTCATGTCGGCCTTATCATTGGGAATGATTAGATAAGAACCTATTTTTGTGTTTCGGTTGTAGATGTATGTTATGCGGCGAAGACTGCCCTCATACAAAGTAACAGGAGAAAATGCAGTTGCCCCTGCATCCGCAAAAACAGTGTCAAGATTGACAAACTTGTATCTTGTTCCCGCAGGATTCGTGCCTCCGAACTCCGTTCCCCTCGGGAGGTATGTGTCTGAAGACGCTGCTGTAGTTAGGAACACATCCACCACCGCTTTGGACGCTTTGGTTGAAGACGGGACATACCCCAAATGCTTTGCATGAGACACCACGGACGGACGCAAAAGTGCGCTGTCCAAGAACATCTCATTTGCCACCATGTTGGAATAGAATGCTTGATAGTGAGTGTTGTATGCCAACACATCAAGCAATATGTTCAGAACCGATCCATCGAAATTATAGTCTTTGAGTGTGGATTGTGACTGAAGATAGGTTTTCAGTGATGTCTTGATGTTCTCGAAATCAAGACCAACCACATTTACGGTATTGTTCTGTGCCATCAGCGAATCCTCTCTAGAACTGTTCTGATCTTGTCTTTCTCTCCGGTGGCACGAACCCCAAACTCAACATCCACCACATATGAATTGTCATCGGGATTTGAAATCACATCTACCCTGAGACTTCCAATTCGTGGTTCGTGGTTTCGAAGCGTTCGTATGATACGATCCTTTATCTCAAAAGTGGTAACCGGATCAATTGGTTCAAACAAGAGCGAACGCAAAGAAGAGCCGATATTTGGCTGAAACAATCTCTCTCCATAAGAAGTGGACAAAAGATTGAGAATTGATCTACGAATGGATTTGGAGTTCTGAACAATCATCAAATCACTGGTCTTTGGATTCAACAGCATCTCTGCATCAAGATCAGTGTACACTGGATCTTTGGCAGCAGTTTTTTGATTTGTTCCGATGTAGTTTGGCATTAGGTGGTTTTCGTGTGTATCAGATGGTTATTGATGGTATGGATACTGTTCTTTATGACATCCTGCAAGGCATCATCGTCAAAGCCTTCTTCGTGCAATTTGTCCAACTCCGTAACATCACACCAATGACAGCACACAAATCCCATAGGTGTAAGCCCGTCCTCGCACTTAAGGCTTCCAACCGAAAAATACACGACATTATTTATCTCAAGAATTGAACGGAACGAGCAGTCGGGTAGGCTAGAAACCGCAATGATTTTATTTGGCTTTTCGTCTATAAGCGATATGAGTTCCATGTAACGAGTCAACAACACATCCTGAGATTCCATCATCATGCTCATTATTCCCGTGGAACACGATTCGTGAGTAACTGAAAACCTCTTTATTGAAGTTCCGTCTGCAAACTTGCCGCCGTTGTGATACTGAAATATAAGTGCCCTGCCTGCACGAACCATGACGCGGAGTTCTGTTAGGCTTTCGTGTACTCGCGTGTGTGCTGTAATCTTGGATGCTTCGGTTTTAGCAGACCACTTGTCCATTATTTTGTTTTTCTTGATGATAGACACCACCCCTATCAGCATTCCAAAAACCAGCGCACCAGCAAGTTCTCCAAAATGAAAAATAAAGTCTTTGAGCATACCAGCCCCTGAACCGGGGTCATCTCCCAAAATCATCGAAATGTACTCCCGAACCCACCGCCGCTCGGGAATCCTCCAAATCCGGGGTTCTGTGCGCGATTAAGAGGATTTGCTGCTCGTGCCTGATCTATGAATGCCGGATTCAGTATTCCTTGCTGAAAGCCTACACCAAACTTCGTGCAGGGGTCATTCGAAAAATCTATTGCAAAATTGATGCTTGTGAATTGCGATATGAAATTCAAGGCATCATCGTACAATTTGCTTACTTCTGCAAGTGCTTGATTGATTTCACCCGCAACATTATTGATAGCGGTAACCGCATTTCCAATATCCGCTGCTAGGCTGTTAACCTTATTCATAATATCTCCTACTGCACCGTTAGTGTCAATTTGGTCTAGTATCCGGCTCAAATCCGCTTGTACATTCAGAGCAACATTGAGTTTTAATTTGCCGTCTTCCATCATCAGTCCGATACCCAATCCAACATCTAGACCTTCTATTCCTAAAGCGCACTGAAAATTGATGGCAGCACCAACTGTGCTTACCAATGACAGCAAATCAGGGCCACTTCCGGTAAATGGTAGACCCGAAAGCCTGTTTGATTCGTTTGCGTAGTTGGATAGTATGCCTTGCATGTTTCCAACCGTGTTGGACAATTGCTGCAATTGACCAACCTGTGCGCCCGGAAGCGCACCCAATGCTCCAATGATACTGTCTACCTTTGCCTTGGAATCAGCAAACGCTCCTTGCGCGTTGCTAATACGATCAAGCATGGGGTTCTGAAAAACAGGATTGTTCCGACCCCAATTAAGAGCATTCTTCCTCTCGTCAGAAAGGGCTGCTTTGCACGGGCACTCTGGTGTTGGGCCTACATCTGCCATTAGGATTCCTTTAGTTTGCAAAAACCGATGAAGAGGAAGACACTGCCGGATGACCGCACGATCCCTTGCTTATGCCTTCCACTATGACGGGAATTCCGTCTATGATGAGTCGTGGAGTTCCGTTTACGGCAATTGCGTTGTCGTGTTCTCCCGTTCCGTGATCCTCTATCCTATTTCCCTCAAGAGCAACAGGAAACCCGTCAATCAATACCGTTCTGCTTCCCTCCAAAATAATTCCTCCCGCTGTATCTATGTTAGCCCTGCATACCCTCCCCATGCTGCCTCCTTACTGAACATTGACCTTGGCTGGTCTTACCGTTGGTTCGCCTGAATTGATTTCTACCCGTCCCGATTGAGATACCACCATGACACCACCATCTGTTATAAACGATACGGATTTTCCTGAGAACCCCACATCGCCAGCAGAGAAAAACTCCATCTTGTTTGCTGATGCCTTGAAGTCTCCCTCACATTGCAGGCTGATATTGTTCTTAGCCAATATATTAGCATCACCACTCACCTGAATATTTGCTCCACCGCCTATGGTCAGATTTACAGCCCCGTCAACAACAAGGTTCAAACCAACCGAGCCTGCGATGTATACCATCTTGTCGCCAAGACAAATCTCATACCCGTTTCCAACAATTTTTTCAACTTTTGTTCCGTCTGGATCACCGCTGTCTGTCCATCCGTTTCCCACCTCCGTGAACGAACCTGATTTGTGTAGAGTGTGTATTCTCTCTGCACCGGGAGTGTCATCAAACTCTTGAACATGACCGCTTTCGGTGTACCGAACATGGTTTTTAGGATACACAGCAGCATATGGGGTCGGCGGTTCGCTCCACTCTGTCCTACTCTTCATATCCGGCACACTCTTTATGTTTTGCTTCAGTGATGCCTTTTTAAACCCAACGACTGTCTGCTGAATCAAATCAGGAGAATCATTCCTAGCCAATCGGTTTGTGTCTTGTTCATCTGCTATGGACACTCCTATCGGATATTTTTTTTCGTCAACACCTTCCTGTGTCGGAGGATACCTGTTTGAAGCATCGTAAAACCCCTTCTCTTTGTCCGGGTTCTTTGCAGGAATTCCGCCGAAAGAACCCAACACAACAGGGTCTTGCCCCTCTTCGTCATCTCGAAAAAAACCAAAAACATGAGAACCAACAAGAAGTCCGGTGGGAGATGTTCCTATTCCCGAAAGAGCAGCACTTGTTATAGGCTGCATGGGGTATGCCCACGGCAAATCCTCCGTAGGCAATTCAATCAAATCGTCCGAGTGGTATCCGAATATGCGAACACGACACCGCCCAAGCATGAGAGGATCACCAACATCCTCCACCACTCCATGCCACCAGAAAAATCCTTCTTTGCCTGCAAATTCTCTCATTTCATACTCCCATGCAATTACGAGACAGTTCCATGCGACAAGCGTACTTCTTGCCAAACCGATGACATATTGATGTGATGATGTAGTCTCCGCTCAGGTTTTTGTCTTCCGGTTCATCTAAAAGGTGACCATCCGCAGCAACCTTCGGGACAAACACCTCCATCAGTTGTCCCACTCGCTTTTCACTGTCGCCGTAAATCTCCACGACAAGTTTTTGCGTAAGCATGGTGTTGACCATGTACTTCCGGTTCAGGAAATACTCCTCCACCCTAGAGTTGTCGGTAATCTGATTAGAGTCCGTGAACACCGTGTATGGAGTAAATGGCACGAAGAAATATGCTGAATTGCTCTTTTCGAAAAATTCGTTGCTCTCTTTGGTGTCACTCTTTATGTAATGTGGATTCTTTCCGATCTTCTTGACCTTTTCAAAGATGTCAGATTCCTTGAAATAGTACTCTCTTTTTTCCTTCCGCATCATGTCGTGAACGGTCATATGAGAGCCAATCACACCCGAACCTATGTTTTCAATCATGTCAAATCGCATATCCTCTTTCAGACTCTGTATGCGATGGTACATGCTTGGAAGTTTGGATGCACTTCCGGTCTTTATGCCAGACCCCTCATTGTTTTCGATATTTCTGTTTACATTGCTTTTTACGAAATAGTATTTGTCCTTGAACTTCTCTCCGTCCTCTATGATCTTGTTCAGGCTCTTGAACTTGTATCCATCCATGCTTTCATAAAAGAAAAAGGGAGAGTAGTCTGTGTCCACTCCAACGACTGCTTTTCTGGCAAGCCAAGTAAGTGCCTTGAAAGGACTGTATCCCCACGGAAGGACAAAAGAAAAGTTGTCGGCTGTTTGTTCTATGTCCAGTTTGTCTTTCCACAAATACTCCGGGAAGTGCTTCTTAAATATTTCTTGTGCCATTTCTGACACCTTTCCCTTCACAGAATACCCGCACCTTTCGGTGTAGTTGAAGTAACCACCCTCACTGATGAGGTGCAGCACATATTCCTGTCCTCTGCCGTTGTCGTCTATGATCTGACTGTCTATCTTGTACACCTTGAATGTCTTTTTCACGGGTTTCACTTCGGAAAAATCCGTTACAAACTCTAGTTCAAGGGTTTCTTGACCTCGGATCGGTAACTGCTCAGGCAGATTCACCGAATCAATCATGTATATCTTTGCGGTGATGTACGGAGAAAACATGTCCTCAAACACTTCAAAGTTGGTGTACAGTCCACGGATATCAACATACTTTTCGTTGATGCCGGACTTCAAGACCATTTTACTGATCTTGTAATCTCCTGCCTTGGTTATGTCGCTGCCGTGCATGTCTGGCATAATTTACACTCCCATCGCTGCTTTGAGTTCCTTCATTGCTTGCTTCAGGAAAGCAGGATTAAGCACTCTGATGGTTCTCTTTTTCTCGTTCTTGTCGTGTTCGTATGTGTAGTTGCTGACGGAGTACAAATTGATTTCGTCGCCAGAAACGCCCATGTATTTTCCGATGTATGTTTCCCAAAACTCTACTGTTGCGCCTGTGGCTCCACCGATACCAACAGGAGGGTATTTGTTTCCAAGAACTGCCGCATATTCTTCGTAGTCCGCTGTTTGCTTGGAAATAGGATCGACAACGGGATATTCTTGTGCGCCACTGGCACCTTCGGCATCACCTGTTGGTCGTTCCAAACGGAAATAGTTAACTCCCTGATAGTACGGAAGAGTTTTTTGAATGTATATTCCGGCAGTAGAACCACTAGGCTTGTGGACTGTCGCGGAACCAATGCCAAAGACCGGAGACTCAACGACAAATTCACAGAAAGTATCCCGATGGAACTTTATTGGCTGACTGATACCATTTTGTTCCAGCGTGCATCCGCTTGCAAATTCGGTGTCATATACAAAGTTTCCCGATGAATCTGTGAAATACAGGGCAATTCCCGAATACCGTTTTTGGATATACTGCTCCAAAACCGATTGCGACATATACCAGCCGTAGTACGGATCAACAATATCATTTGCCAAAAGAATTATCCAATGATAGTTGGCATTCCCGTAAAGTCGATTTGCTATGTGTTCCGGTCGTTCTCCGTCTTTTATGTCGTACAGGGTGAAAGCGACTTCTTCATTGATTCGATTCGAAAACGCAACTCGGCGCAACAGGTTTCTTGCGATTGCGTATTGCCTGTTGTCTCCAAGATAAAATGGATACGGAACTACCGGAAATTCTTTGAAAAACATCAGAAGCCTCCGTCCACATCTTCGCGTGTGAGTTGTGCGACTTCAGACATGGTGATTGTGAGTGTGTATGCCGTTGGTGAGTTGTCTTGCAGTGTTGAGAAAACACCGTTGGGTGTATAGTCCACTGCAATGTTTGTGATCACGCACCTAGAAATCTTCGGGATGTATTCGTTTTCCACGAATCCGTTTCCTGAACCATTGGACGAAGAAGACAAAAACTTCACAGTGAATTCAGCAGGAACTCGCAACATGATCTGTGGATCGGTTGAGAGTTGACCAGCCGACACATCACCGCTTGATCTTGCTGGATGAGAATGGTATCGAAATGTGTCGATGATGTCTTTGATGTTTCTAACCTCGGCTTCGTTTCGCGGATAGAAATCCCATGAAAATATGAATTGCCTAATTTCTTTCTGCTGAAACATTTTTTCGACTCGGGGGTTCAGCACCAATCCCGTAACCGCAGGAATGACACCAGCAAATGCACTGTCTTTCGCCAGTGATGTTGCATATGCCACGGCTCCTTGTTTACTGAGTTCTCCTACTTTACCAACCAAGTCACCAAATCCCTCAGACGAACCAATACTAGCCAGTGCAGCAACCGCTCCTGCGGCTTTCTTCATGTCAAAATCTGTGTACGAAAATGCGTCTTCTCCATTTATGCGGGTGCAAACAGGAAGGTAAATAGATACCATCTGATCGTATTGAGGATCGCGCTGCTTGAGTCCTATGCTGCTGAGTGCGTCCTGCAAACCTTGAGGTGTAGCCTGATTCACCAATCGGTTGAATCGGTTGCTGAGAACTGTTTTGTCCTGAGTTATGTCTGTTGCTCCAAAGTTGGTTTCTCCCCACATATTTGTTCCAAATTCGGAGCCTATGCTGTTTACCCGATCATTTGCGTTTCGGAGGTTACGCTCCATGACACGCCGACCCTCTTCTCGGGTTTCGGGGTTGTTCAGAAGTTCCTCTAGATTCTTGTTGTTCGACGGGTCTTGAGGATCAACAAAACTAGGATTCAAAATCATGTTCAACCCGTTTGCGAGTTGTGATTTTGGAACTAGCCCACCGTAGGACATCATGTCCACCATGTTGAAATTTCCGTCTTCGATCAGTGTCTGTGCGTCCTCTAGTTCTTTCAGTGTGCTTTCGGACTCTGCCTTGAGTTTTTGAGCCTGCTGTGCGAACTCGGGATTCTCCCATCTCCAATAAATCTTGAATTGCATTACATGGGGAATTTCGCTTCTCGGGCCTCCTATGTCCGTGGGATACCTCATAATCGGAGGCTTTTCCTTAGACCCCTTCAGGGCAGGAGAATACGACTCTAGACTGTTGGTAGTTGGGTCGTCTAGACCCTTCTGAGCCAATAGTTCCCGTGCAACTATGGAGCCTGTTTGGGGGGAATTGGTGGCCCAACAATAGTTCGCGTCTGTTTGCTTGGTGTCCGCAATCAGACTGAGTGGAGAGCCTTTTACGATGGGGGGTAATGCCATTTAGGTATTTCCTCGTGGGACTGTTCTACATATCTATAATGCCCTACAAAGGATATTTTTCTCCCACCAATCCGTCCAAGTACATGGGTAATCCCACGCAAATAGTGTACCGCTCCATGTGGGAACGAAGGTTTATGAAATTCTGCGATACAAATCAGAGTGTTTTGCGGTGGGGATCGGAAGAAGTGGTAATACCGTATATTAGCCCACTTGACAGGAAACCGCACAGATATTTCGTGGACTTTATTGTTGAGATGAAAACCCCCGAAGGCGGGATAAAAACGATGCTGATAGAGGTCAAGCCGAAAAAACAATGCTGTCAACCCAAAAAACCAAAACGGCAGTCTAGAAACTACATTTGCGAGATGCAAACATGGATCACCAATTCTGCCAAGTGGAAAGCGGCAAAGGAAGCAGCACAGTCTAGGGGATGGGAATTTCGAGTGCTGACAGAAGACGATCTGTTCAAAAACAAAAAATGACAGTACCAAATCCCGAACAAAAAGCAAAAGAACTAAAGGAGTTGCTAGAGGAAACAGCGACTGCCTTGGGTGGTACTAACCAATCGTACATACAACTACTGAAATACCTGAGTCAGCAAAATTCTCTGAAGGTTCCGGGTGTGTTCTTGCCCGGTCAAATGGTGTTTTTCAAATATAAGCCGCAGACAGACAGATTCATTGCATCAGACAAGCCGTATGACATCTTTCCACTGGTCATCATAACCGATGTGCATCGTGATGGGTTCGAAGGGATAAACATCCATTTTCTGTCCTCAAAATGGAGAAAGGAACTGTTTCAGGCAGTGGAGAGGTTTCTTCCCAAGAGGATCAGCGGTGATCCGTCGCTTACCCGTCTAGGAACAACATATGCAAGACTAGGCGGATCACGAAAATTCAAATTCTTTAGACCTTGCTATCGCAGATATGTACGAAGTGGATTCAGAAAAAGACCAATCCTAATACCAGCAGAGTTTTGGGAGGTTATGGTTGATGTTGATCTTGCCCTGTTTGCAAAGGGGCCAAAGCAAACCATTCGTAGAATGACATACAATTCCGCAATCAGATCAGAGAACAACCCATGAGCGACTTTCAAGGCACATCAAAAGTGGAAAACATTGTGTCCAATATATTGGACAACGGTTTTCTGACAAGTAATCGGTATGTTGCTGAATTTCAGTTACCGAAAGTGATGGCATCAGAAGCACCAAACATGCCAAACATAATGATCCGCTGCATGAGTGTGACCATACCGGGAAGAAACATCTCAACCACCGGATACAGAATCTACGGCCCTGCTCGACAAATGCCCTATGAAATTCTGTACGGTGGTGAAATCACCCTGAACTATATTCTGTCTAGAGACATGACTGAACGAGGGTTTTTTGAGAAGTGGATGAATTCGGTGGTCAGAAACAACAACTACAAACTTGGTTACTACGATGATTATGTGGGAAACCTTGCCATTCATGTGCTTGATCGAAGCGATCAAACAGCATATGTCTCTCTGGTTGAAGAGGTATATCCCAAATCCGTGGGCGATCTAACTCTTGCAAACGACCGAGAGAACGAGTTTTTGACACAGGAAGTCACACTCACTTTTAGAAAGTACACATCAGAATACTATGTTCGACAGTTTCCAGAAAATCCGGGCGGAGATCCTTCACAGCAACCAAGCAACAATATTCCAAAGAACAATGGAAACGGTCTTGGCATTGCCTCGTTCTTCGGTGGTGTACGCCAAGGAGCAAACAATCTCTTTACTGGCATAGGAAACATTTTCCGAGGAACACCTACATAAATTGGCATTCGTAATATCACAAAGGGTTAACCATGCAAAAACTAAAACTTGCTCCGTCTACAGTACCGTACTACACCATGACACTGCCCGTAAGCAAAACCGTGGTGAAATATCGCCCGTTTTTGGTGAAGGAAGAAAAAATTCTTTTGATCGCTCTTCAAAGCGGCAACCCAAATCATGTCATTGATGCCGTTAGGAACATGGTGTTGTCCTGCACGGACGGGAAATTGGATACCCGAAAGATTCCGGCAGCAGACTCCAACTATGCCATGTTGCAGATACGGGCAAAGTCTATTGGCGAAGAAATCAAACCAACTATTAAATGCTCTGGTTGCGAAGGTAAAACACCTGTTCGAATCAGCATAGACAAAATTCAAACACAAGTAATTCGGGAAGATAAAAACCCAAACATCAAAATCAACGATGATATTACTCTGGTTATGAGATATCCGACCATACACGATCTAGACCCAACCAAAGACCAAGCGTCAATGATTTTTAATATGGCATATTCCTGTGTGGACAAAATCATAAGCAAGGACGAAGTTTATGACCGTGGAGCCATCACTGAAGACGATGTTATTCTATTCATAGAAAACCTCATGCCGGAGCAATTTAAGCAGATCACCGAATATCTTGAAACGGCACCAGCGGTTAAATACGAATTCGGATTCACATGTCCAAACTGCAAGCACAAGATGAATGTGTCGATGGAGAATCTTACCGATTTTTTTCTTTGATGCTGACACACTCTGATCTGTCAGCGTTCTACAAGACCAATTTTTCACTTTTACAGCACCATAAGTACTCTCTGTCGGAAATAGAGTCGCTGATCCCTTGGGAACGAGAGGTCTACATAAATCTGTTGATATCTCATTTGAAAGAAGAACGAGAGAAAGCAAAAAATAGGCGAAGGGCGTAAATGGCTAAACGGAGCAAAAAGGGGAAGGGAAGAGGACGAAGGGGTGCGCCTATTGACCCCGCGACTGGTCGTTTTTTGAAAATTAAAACAACCGCTCCCGCCGCAGCAGCACCCGCTACAGTCGCTGCTCCCGCTGTTGCAGTTGCCGTGCCTTCAGGCCCAACAGCAACACCCGAAGAGGTGACACAAGAACTATCGGGTTTTAGAAAAGCATTGATGCAGACCATGAAAGATTTGGGTGGAGAACAAACCCAAATTCAAGATGCCCTACTGGATGGCTTGAGAAAAACTGCCGAAGAAATTGTTCAGCAGAACAAGGATATATTTGGCGAAAAAATGGAAAAAACGGTGGATCAGTCTGCTGCATATGAGATATTCGAAAAAGTTGTTGATCTCAGCGAACAAGCCGCAAAAGCACGAACCGTAGAAGAGAAAAGAAAAATACTACAGCGTCTGCGAACCTTTAAGCGAGTAACACAAAATGTGTTCAAAGGCGGCGGCAAGCACGGAGAGATTGCGAAAAAACTCCTTGACATCATTGACAAGATTGAAGAGCCTCTGTCCAAGGAAACTGGAATACGAGCAGCAGCCAAAGAAAAAATAAGCGATTACATGAAAATGCTGCCCGAAAAGATGGCAGCAAAAATTCCTCTTGTTGGTGGAATGATAAGCCGTTCCCTTCAGAGAAGACGAGAGCAGAAAGAGGAAGAAGCACAAGCCCTATCAACACTCACGGAAGAAATCTCTAGAGCGGGAAGAACTTCATTGTACGGAAGGCGTGGAGGCAGCGAGATTGGGCCGACGCTCACAACACCCGACATGGGGATGGGGACAGCGGAGCCACCCATACCCGGTGGAACCACGGTTGCAGAAATCACGAACACGAAGGGAGCAAAAGGCGGATTCGACAAGTCTGCCGTGGTAACCCTTAAAGCGATACTGCTGAATGTTCAAGACATCAAAAAACTGTTGTTTGATCAGTATGATCCAGAAGATCAAGAACTAAAAGCAGAAGAAGCCAGCCGCGAAGAAGAAAACAAGCGGATCAATGCTCTTCAAAAAATGAAGGGTTTGTTTGGTGGAAAAGGCGGTGGGGCGGGAGGGGCTACTACGGGCGAAAGCGGTGGATTTATTTCCTCAATTTTGGACTTTTTTGGACTGGGAAACCTTTCCAGTATTCTTGGCTCTGCTGCGTCAACCATCGGTAGTTTGGTTTCTAGCCTTGGACCAATGCTATCTGGTATTGCAACCACGCTTGGAGGTCTTGCAACCACGGTTGCTGGAGCGGTGGGATCGGTTGTTACCACTATTGGTGGTGCGGCAGCGGCTGCTGCGCCTTGGGTTGCCGCAGCAGCGGCAGGGGCTGCACTTGGTCTTGGTGCAGCATGGGTGGTAAACAAGGGTATTGACGCAGTATTTGGCACAGACCTGTCAGATCGGATGTTTGATTCCGATACATGGACTTTCGATGACGCACGGCGTGATGCTGAAAGAGAAGAACTTGGTGCTAAAATAACTGCTGAACACGAGCGGCAAACCAGTACTCCAGAGTACATTCAAAGAATGTCCGAAGACCCCAGAATGTTGCCAAAACTCGTAAGCGACAAAAAGTTGACAGGCGCACAAGCACTTGAATCTCTGACAAAGTATGAAATGCAACATGGTCCCGGAGAAGACACAAAGGCAATTCGTGAAAGAATCTTGCAACTAGACCCATCTGCAAGAAATGAGGTAATGCCAGTAGAGGGCATGAACAATGGAACCGTTGAAGGCATGGACAATGGAACCGTTGAAGGCATGAACAATGGAACCGTTGAAGGCATGGACAATGGAACCGTTGAAGGCATGAACAATGG